GCTGATTGATGCAGACGCTTTAACAGAAAAATGCGGAGACTGGTATGTCGAGGAAGGTACGGAAGAAGGCTTTATCGGAACACTCGGACAGCTTTTGTCAGTACAGCCAGAAATAAACTGTTCGGAATTTCCGAACAACTAAGACACTATCAGCAGACAGCAGGCGATTGATGCGCTCCGTGATTATTTGGTCGAAAAAAGATGTCCTGATGACGGAACGCTGACCTGCCGATTAATTGAAAACGAGGTGATTAATAAGTTGCCGTCAGTACAGCCAGAACCCAGAACAGCTTACTGGACGAAAGATATTGTTGGATCAGTGGTTTGTTCTAACTGCGGTGGCATCAGAGAGGATAACAGAATTGGTCATACGCAATGGTGTAACTGTTGCGGATGCTTTATGCGAGGAGAGTAGAAATGTTTAACGGAATCATGCGGAAATTCGGATTTATCAGTGAAAAAGAACTGGTAAATGTGGCTGTAGAGGTATACGAGAGAAACGAAACGAGCAATGCGTCTGACACAAAGGATTTCTATTATAGGGCTGGAAATGCAAATGCGATCGGTTATATCCTGAGTAGATTTGGGATAGATGTTACAAAAATAATCAAGGAGCGAAAAAAGAAAGCAGTGGGTGAGCAGAAATGACACTTGAAAAAATTGCCGTTTATGGATTTTATGCGTTACTCATGGCTCCTGCTATTGGGCTTGCACTGTATGCGTTATATCTGGCTATCGAAGAGGAAGGAGAGCAGGAATGAAAACAGCAATAGCAAAACCTTTATCCGCCGTCATAATCATCATATCCTTCATTGTGCTTTTTTTCAGCCGTAACGATGTGGCGGTTACTATAAGTGCATTTATGTTTCTTGTGGGAACGATCGTGTTGCTGGCAACGACAGTCATTGACATGGTGGAAGGCAGGTGAGGAAGAATGAAAATTACAGTTACAACAATCGAGGCATCGGCGGAAGAACTTAAGGCAAACCGCAGTCTTTCTGATGTGCTTATGGATGCGCTCAGCAGGGCTTGCGATGCTGTTGCCCGCCCCGTGGCAGAAGCAGAAGAGGTTTCTACGATTAGGGAAAAGATGGATGGGGGTGAGGAAGAATGAGATTTGTATACGCAGCATTCGCATTGCTTTTGTGGGCGATTTTAACATGTGGCAGTATGTTGGTAAGCGCTTCTGCCGACACAAAACTTCTGGCGATTGCAATCCTGATTGCCGGTGCGATGGCAGGAGGTGATTGAAGCATGAAACAGGTACAGGAAGAACATCTCTGCCGTGACATCCATAAGATCGCACTGGCGCTCGAAAAGATTGCGAAGGCACTTTCTTCCGCAGAGTCGGAAGCTCCCGACATTAATGTCGGGAACATCGGTACGATCAGTCGACAGGTGGCGATTGATATGCTTGATGAACAAATCGAACTGTGCAACGCTTCGCTTCAAAAAGGTGTTCCGGAGAAAGATGCTTACGCCATTAAGGCCGAGAGAGCGTCGCTTATGGCATATAGAGAGAAACTTGAATGCCTGCCCTTCGTACAGCCAGAACGCAAGCCAGGACGGTGGATATGGCAGAAGAGATTCTACACCTTTGACGGAGAGAAGCGCGAGATACTCGTAAAAGTCTGCTCCTATTGCGGAAAGCCTCCGATTGCCGGAGTTGAGTCTCCATATTGTCCGCACTGTGGTGAAAAAAAGGAAGGTGAGCAGGAATGACACTGGACGAAATGATAATCGTAAACATGATTAAGTAACAGAAAGGGGGATGCATGGATATCATTAACCGCATCGGGGCAGCAGCCGCCCTGGAGCAGCTGGCAGAGGAATGCACAGAACTGGCGCAGGCCGCGCTGAAGATGGCCAGATGCCTGAGAGGAGAGAACCCGGTGGCCGGAAGCATGGACGAGATGACGGACCACATCCATGAAGAGATTGCGGATGTGCAGAATGTCCTGTCCATTCTGGAAGGCACATATCTTTATGATCCGCACAGGGTAGCGCGGATCATGGAAAAGAAGATGAGAAGATGGCGCAGGCGACTGAGCAGATGGAGAAGATATGACAGCTAAAGAATATCTGTCCCAGCTCCGGAGGCTGGGATACCTGATAGACCACGAGATCCTTGAATACTCAGAGCTGATGACAATGGCAGAAGCGACATCGTCTCCCGCCCTGAAAGAAAGAGTGCAGACATCGAATGTGATGGAGCCCATGGACAATGTCCTCGAAGCGGTCGAGATATCCAAGAAGATCAAGGACCTGCAGTGCCAGTACATCAGGCAGCGCAGGCTGATCGTAGACCAGATACACAGCATGGACTCCGCGACATATTCCAACATCCTCTACCACAGGTATGTGCTGGGGGAAAAGTTCGGGGAGATCGCGGCAGCCATCGGCCACGATTACCAGTACACAGTCAACATGCACGGCTGGGCATTGAAAGCATTCCAGGCCCAGTTCCTGGATGAGTGAAGATGTTATGAAATGTTATATTGGCATCTGATAAAATGTTACCGTGAGAATTCGGGGAGGGAGCAGGCTGGAAACAGCAGGCTCCTCCCGCCATTGGAGGAACACATGCCGCGACGACCCAAGCACCCTTGCAGGTTCCCGGGATGCCCGGAGCTGACGGACAAGAAGTATTGTCCGGAGCATACCAGGATCATGAATGCCAGGTATGAGAAATACAAGAGGGAGCCCGGCAGCAGGCGCAGGTACAAAGGCTCATGGCCGGAGATCCGCGCCGCCTACATTGCAGCGCATCCGTTCTGTGAGGTCTGCTATCAGAAATGGTTAGACGCTGGCTGTCCTCCTACAATGGTCCCTCCCCGGACCGAACACGTGCATCATCGTCTCCCGCTTGCCGAAGGCGGCACGCATGCAGCAGGGAACCTGCAGGCTCTGTGCAAGAGCTGCCACTCCCGTCTGCATGCAGAGCGCGGAGACATGTGGCACGACCGCTGACATCGCGGAATCTTTCTCTTACTCGTTACTCCTGAACCTCTGAACCGCCTGTTAATTATCAGATTTTTTTGGTAATTGACAGGCAGGGGAGGGGGAGGGGGTACCAAAATCTCAAAATTCAGACAGCTAAGGGAACGGCGGGGGACTCACGTGTGAATTTTCGCAGTTTCAAACGCCCAAAATAGGGCCCAGCTGGGTAAGGAGCTGAAAAATGGCTAAAGACGGCACAATGAGAGGCGGCCGGAGGGCCGGATCCGGTGCCAAAAAGAAGGCCCTGGCAGATAGAATTGCCGAGGGAAACACTGGCCATAGAAACATAAAAGTACTGACGCCCCCGGAGCCTGGAGAACTGCCTCCGGGGCGGGACATGCCGAAACCGAAAGCCTTCCTCGGCCGGAAACAGGCCAACGGGAAGAGCTTCATGGCCAAAAAGATCTACGCTGCCACATGGCGCTGGCTCAATGAGAAAGGCGTGGACCAGCTGGTGAATCCGGACTCCATCGAACGGTACGCCATGAGCGCTGCCAGATGGATCCAGTGTGAAGATGTCATCAGCGAATACGGCCTGACGGCAAAGCACCCGACCACATCAGAACCGATTGCAAGCCCGTTCGTGTCGATGGCAGAAAAATATAAATCAGCCATGGCCAGGGACTGGGCCGAGATCTATCAGATTGTCAAAGAAAACTGTGCGACAGATTACTCCGCGGGGAACCCGCACACCGATATGATGGAGAACCTGTTCAAGCAGAAGAGTTTGTAAGCACCTCGGCAGGGGTGCTTTTTTTGATGGAGTTTTATGGATTACAGCCCGACAAAATTCATGCTGGAAACTTCACATTACGATAAGGCGACCGCTGATTTTGCCGTATCCTTTATCAGGTCGCTCCGGCATACCAAGGGGCTATGGTACAACAAGCCGTTCGAGCTCCTGGAGTGGCAGGAAAGGATCATCCGGGACATATTCGGGACCCTGAAGCCGGACGGATACCGGCAATTCAACACGGCCTACATTGAGATACCAAAGAAGCAGGGAAAG